TAAACCAGTCAATGACTCTGTCGGTAGCAAGGACACTAGCCAGCATAGGCTAGGTTGTGCTGCTGATATCAGAGTCCCCGGAATGACCCCTAAACAGGTCGTAGAGGCGTGTTTAGCTTCGGATATACCCTTTGACCAAATCATCGAAGAATTCGGCTCTTGGACGCATATAAGCGTTACTAACGCTACTTCTGACAAGCCCCGTAGACAAGCCTTGATTATTGATAAGGCTGGTACTCGGAATTTCGTGTAACATAATGTCGGTATGTATTACCATTTATCGACAATTTGTACATTATAAGAAACAAAAACCCCGCCGAAGCGGGGCTAAAGGGCAAATATGTATTTCTGGGTATTAGGCGAATCTGCCGCCTCAATCGTCGTGAGGTCTACTGAACATGATTCTGATGATTCCCAAATCGATAGCGAGATGGGATTCTTCATCAAAGTCAGGAACATACTCAAATCCTACGCTGAACCCAGTAATGAAGTATAAGTTTATCATCATTTGACTGGACAAGCTCCGCTGGCACACTCGTCGCCACCATCAAACAACGCTTCATCAACATGAGTAATCAGTTGTGTCGAAGCTACCAAAGCATCATACGCTTCTTTAGTAATCTCCTCCAAAGGCGCTTGGTGAAAGCCGTGTTCATTGTGTAGCAAGAATGACAAGGACTTGTGATTGTTCTTGTAGTTCTTCGCTAAATACTTCTGAATCTCAGGCAATTCTTCCTTACGATAGTACACAGTGCAGGATACGCTATTGTCTGACCAGTTAGCCTGTAACCACTTCACTACTTCCAACTGATCGATAGCGGTCATCTCAGCAGCAATCTTAGTACCCTCAGGATAGCAGAATGGGAATGATACAACCATCGTGCTGTGATCCTCAGAACCATCAAAATGACGCTGATATTCGACAGGATAGCCATGTTCACGACATACTTGCACCAAAGGATGATCTGCAGCGATACGAATACGACGAATCATGTATTGTGAATATGCTGGATGACATCCTGAAGTAACTCCCGGAAGCAACGACAAAGTCCCACTTGGTTTCACAGTGGTGAGCTTTACCGACTCAGGGAAGTTATGTGCATGGCTGTACTTAAAGTCAAACTCACGCAGACGGCGATAAGTCTCATTTAACCAGCTACGTTGCTCTTCTGTTGCCTGTAATACACCTGTTACACCAATACCCATCCGCATATTCTTGTGAACAATGTCTTCTGTCTCTTTGAGATGACAAGGCAGTGCAAGGCTATGCTTGTTGATGCGGTACAGTAATTGGCAAACATCTAATAACTGTTCTTTGCTCTCGATGTTAGGCAGATATACTTCTGCTAAACAGCAAGTCTCATAAGCAGCTAAGGATTGCTCTGCACAAGGGTTGTATCCCATGACATCTGGATCAGGATAATCGGTCTCGCCTAAGCGACCAATCTTACGAGAGAGTTTCAGATTGATAAGTCCGTAAGGCTCTCCTTTGCCCTCATAGCCATCCCAGAAGTACTCATGAAGGTCTTTAATATCGTTACATACAACGCTGTTATTCGACATTGCTCTCCATGATGGAATGTTCCCCATGTCCCAACGCTTAGCAAGCAAGTACTCTACATCGTCAGGATCACCGATAGCAATCTGAGCAGAACGGCGTACATTGCCAGCAACGACAATAGAACCGATAATGTTCATGATGTCTAAGCAATCGATAGGGCGTAGTTTCTTACCTTTACGCTTCTCAAGGATGTTACTAATCTTAGCAATGCCATCACATAAGTCTTCAGGACCAGAAGCAGTGCCACCAAAGCCTTTAATAGCCGCACCACGACCACGCACTAGGATGGTGCTATAGGTAAAGGTAGGATTCGTATCCGCTAGAAACGCCGCTTTGAGCGTCTTGCCGAGAAGTTTGACCCACCCTTCACGGGAGTCAGGCACAATAAAATCAGCATCAGCGGTAGTAACACGAGTAGGAGCGCTAAAATCAGCATTGACCGAAGGAAGTTTATCAACATGTTGCCTCTGAATGTTATAGCCAACGCCAGAGCCAAGCATCAGCAAGTCCATCGCCCATGTGAAAGGACGGACAGGTTGATCAATAACGGTGAATGCACAGTTCTGCAAACTAGCCAGCCCTAAGCGACCAACTGTGTCTGTCCCCATTTGCCACAGGAATCGTCCAGCAACAGTGCCTTTCAATTCCATTAAATACTTCCGTAGACGCTCTTGCTCGTCAGCGTCAAAGTTACAGCCTAACTGATCGTTAGCGGCTTTAATAACCCTTTCAACTGTATCGGTAAATTCTTCTGTTTTAGACTTCGGATTGCCTTCTTCTAATCTCCTTGCGTATGTTCTTTTATATGTAATATAGCCTACAGTGCTGAAAGGTGTGTTATATGTCATTCTACTTCTTTCTCTAGTTTATCAAAATTATCTTCAATTAAATCTACAAATCTCTCAACGAGATCCTCAGATGATATTTCAAGAAGCTCTAATAAGTCAATCTCATTTATTTGCTTTAGTCTGTCTTTTAGATCGTGTATTGTTAGTGCCATCTTTCTTTACCTTCTTTGGTTGTTCAAAATGCTGCAATGCTTTTTCAAGTCCTTCTTCCCATGTATCAAACCAAACAGTCTTCATACTATCGTACCAGTAGGTCTTTTCACCTTTAGGATACCATCTCCAGCAAGATAGTTTTTCTTGACCAATTAAGTTTGCTACCGGAGTGCCGACGGAACCAGCGCAGTGTGCGATAGCAGAGTCGACAGAGATTACCCCGTCCAACGATTGAATTATATCAGCAGTATCGACCCAACGCTTTGAGGTCAAATATCCTTCGTCTTGTTGTAACGAAACCCAATCGAACTCAGGATGTTGTTTTATGAACTTGTCCATGATTTCTTTTGGCATCTGCTTTGCTGCCATATTCCAACTTTTGTTAGTTGTAGTATAGCAGTATCCAATTAAGGGTTTATCTCTTTGTGGTTTTACTATCTCAGGATTGGAGAAAATCCCTCCACTGCCGTAGATATTCTCTACAGCCTTGGTCGGTATAACTCCGTGTTCCATCAAGAAGTAAGGCAGGGACATCACTTTGATGCGTACTGCGTTAGGAAAGGATTCTCCCATTGCGTATGCACCATCGTGATCTGGTAATCGATTGACAAAACGAAAGATTTCTGGTGGAAATGCTAACTTTACTGTCCGAATACCTGCCTGTTTGAGAAGCGGAATAAAGCGACTAAACTGAATCATGTCGCCCCAACCCGCTTCGCACCACACAATTGCGTTCATTCCTCGGCAGTCCATTCCGGGAATCCATACAGGAGTTCTGTCGAAATGAGACTTTACACCCTGAGTAAACTGAAGGTGTGGCAATGAGCGTAATTCGTGGAGATAAAAACCGTATTCCCAATCGCCCTGCTTGATCAGTTCCATCCCTTTCTGATAAGCTGGATTGGCTTCCTCTTGATTGGTAATCGCAAAGAAGTTAATAAGTCGATTTTTGTTTAACTGTATCATGAATAATACTTTTTGTCAATAGTTTCGTAGTTCGCAATGAGAAATTCTATATAATGCTTAGCCTTTTCAAGGTCTTGTATACCGTTCTTGTACGGGAAGCGAAGTAAGTACTTAACAACATTAGCACTCCAAGGATCTAGCCCGTAAGCCATCATAACGTCCCAAGGCTGGATTTCAGCGACTTGGTAATGGTCTCCCCCAACCTGCTTACGATCGGGGCTTACAGACTCGTTTATGCGGTCTATATAGTCTTTTAATTGCATTGCTTTATCTCCACTGACGATTTGACTGATTTTGTAGACTGCGACCAAGTTCCACAAGAAGCGCACTGATAGCGTTGATAGGTTCCGGTACTAGAGATCGCAGTGCCTCGTTTCTGCAAGCGAGTCGAAGCACAATTAGGGCAAACATGATCGTCAGCAAAGAGATTATGATTAGGATGAGACTTAATCCAAGGACGCAAAGCGTTATACAACGACTCAAGTAAAACGACATCTTGTATATTATATTGCTCCATCCGCTTCCACGCATCTTTATCTCCATTCATACATTTAACCCAAAGCTCATGACCCTCGTGTTCGTGTTTCTTGCCAAGGTTTAATCGCTGTGCTACATAGTCCA